CAAACATAAAATCAGCTGTGGCTGGGAGTCCAAAGGATTCTGACGTATCTTCCAGTCCCACGTCGCTGTTCGAATATCCGCTTCGAGTTGTTTGAGTCGCAGAGACGATAGGGACGTTGAACTCAACTGCCAACCCTCGTAGCTCTTCTGCGATTGCTTTGATAAGGGTATAAGAATTGACGTTGGCTCCATGTTTAATCCTCGATGACATACAAATATTCAGGTAATCGATGTAGATAACATCGGGCATAAAGTTTTTCTTGATCTTCAACTCATTGAGTAGATGACGAAAGTTAGCAGAACCAGCACAAGCAGTCGGATACTCTTTGATGATTAACTTGCTTTGAGTTTTGGCACGCACTCGAGCAATCTTCTTATCATAGACATCCTTGGGCAACAGCTTCAAGTCATCGATGCTTGTGTCAAGCAAGTTTGCGTCGATGCGTTCGGCAATACGTTCTTCAGCCATTTCCATAGTGATATAGAGGACATTCAAACCAGCAGCCAAGTTTGCTGCGGCGCAATGACACATGAACAAAGACTTACCAACACCAGTGCCAGCGAGCGCAATGTTCAGAGTTTTTTTCGGTAACCCACCTTGCGTGATTTTATTGAAGAAGGAGAGATCAAATGGGATTCGACTTTCTTTCTTGTGATAGAACTCAAATCGACTCTCAAAGTCATCGAGAAAGTCGTGCCCAATATGTGTGTCGAACGAGACAGCCAAAGCGTCGGAGAGAATTTGAGGAATCGCCCCTTTCGAGGTTTTCCCAGTTTTGTCGTCCAAGACTTGAATAGATGACATGATGGCGAGATAAATCGCACGGTCCTGACACCACTTCTCTGTTTGATCGAGTAGCCAACCAAGATCGGTGTCTGGATCAAACTCAATTTTCTCGACGATGTCTTTGCACTTTTTGAACGTATCTTCATTCAAGCCTTCCTTGGTAGAAAGATCAATTGTCAATGCTTCTTTGCTTGGGAAGCTGTTGTATTTTCCGACGTATTCGTCGATGAGTTTGAAGACAATTCTATCTTGGTAATCTGAAAAGTATTCGTCTTTGAGGAACGGAATAACCTTACGACCATAGTCTTCATTGAAGACCAAATTATTAATAATCGTAGTTTCAATCGCCATTTCCAGTTATCTCCTCCAACGTTGCGTGCATAAATTTCTTCGGACTCGATCATTGTTGCTTTCAATGATCGAGTCCCATAATCATATTTTGTAGAACTAGGCTGTTTTTGATACATGTAAAATACCCGAGATATAATTTTCGGCAGCATCTTCAACATAGTGAATGCTTTTGCCTGGATATCGATTTGTAATTACATAAATTTCATTCTCAAAAAAATCAATGAAGTAACAGTCAAGCTCTAAGTCGTGATTGACATAAGCCTGTCGACTTTTATCAATAGTGATATGCTCAGAGATCTTCTTCCAACTCATCTTCAGTCTCCATGATGGAACCAGTTGCCATCTTATACTTGCTTTCGATATGCTTTGCAAAGTCAGTAGTGGTGAAGATGTTCATCCAAAACTCTTTATTGTTAACAATATCATTAGCTCGCATAGAAGGTTGCCTGACTTCGCCTGTATCTCGATCCACGGTAGCATACCAGCCGTTCTTAGGCTTAACGATATAGCCGCCCTCAAGTGCAACATCAAGCAAACCAGACCAGCGATTGATACCACCTTCAAAAGAAACGGTGATTGGGATCTTCGACTTTTCCTTGACGTAACGAGACTTTTCAACGTTGATGACAAAGTGGTAGCCACTGATTCCATCTGCATCCTTCTCCTGTTGACGACCAAGGATCCAGATATTGTCAGAACCGTAGTACGAGCCAGTACCACCACCAACGATATCCTTGGGATAGAGACCAATTTCCTTGTAGGTATGATTGATCACAGCCATCGGAATATCCTTCAACGAAAGATGCGGAGTGATCATACGGAACAATGACTTCAACTGCTTGGCGCGAGACATATCGGCAACTGACTTGCCATCGAGCGCATCGTCGACTTCTTTCTTCGAAGCAAGATTACCAATCGAGTCGATGATGATCATCACGCGATCTTCACGAGTGATCTCCTTCATCTGCTTCATGATATCGAACTTCAGTTCTTCGACGTCGGTGATTGGTGTATGCACAACAGAGTCGAAAGGGATATTAAAAGTTTGAAAATACGACTGAGGAGTACCGAACTCACTATCGTAAAAAAGAATAATGCCATCTTTATACTTCTTCAAGAATGAGGATGCAAGGAGAAGAGCAAAGCCAGTCTTGAAGTGCTTCGAAGGACCAGCGAGCATCGTGAGACCAGGAGTGATACCACCATCAATTGATCCAGACAACGCAACGTTGATCATGGGAACAGAAGTTGGGATCATATCCTTCTTAGTAAAGATCTTACTATCAGTAAGAGTGGAAGTCAAATCAATTGTTGAATTTTTAATCAAGCGATCTTTTAGCGACATGTGTTTCTCCTTAATGACTTAATGTAAGTATAGCTTATTATTTCGTATTAGACAAGTTATTTTTCGATGTAGTCATTCATCTTCTTGATGAACGCATCGATTTTCTCGACGCGATTTGGCCAGTTGATGTAATCTTTTTCTGGGTTCTTTTTGAGATTATTCAAGAGTGGCATAATCATATCACGCAATCCATAAAGCTTGTCAAGGTTTGGTGCTGTAGGAATATCTTCCTCACTCATTGCACTAAAACCGAAATCAAAATCGAAGTCTGAATTTTTAGCCAAAGAAATCCTCCAATGTTGATGTTTGTTCCGTTTTCCAATCAATTACGTCTGTGATAGAACGCAGCGGCAGCAAGAAGCTTTTCTCGAATTGAGTGTCACGGTCAATGTACTTATCGAGATTGAATTCCTTCGGCAAATAATCTGCCGTGGCGATCACAGTGTCGTTGAGTGGGTTTGGTGTTTTTAGATACGCAAACTTAATCTTGTCACCATCCATGATAGGAGGAATGTTTTTCAGCTTGTGTTCTTTCAGCAAACTATTGAACAGCAAAGCACCCTTCACTTGGATCGGTGTTCCCTTTTTATAAATTTGAGAGGCGTCCTTGTAATCATTCATTCCCTTGATGCCTCGAGGAAACGCAACAGCTTCGAAAGGTAACGTCAAGAACTCTTCATAGAAGTCAGCGATAAACTTTTGAAGATCAGCTTCTGACTTGTTCATGATAAGCTTGAATGATTCCTTCAACTTCTCGCGACAAGCGGCTGGAGTCGAAGAACGCACAGCTTCAATGCCTTGGATCTTTAGCTTAGGCTCTGAGTACTGAACACCTTCGACGTTCCAAGCATTGAGGATATACATCTTCTTTGCTTTCCAGATGCCCTTGTTGGCGATAGTCTCACGCTTCATTTGCATCTTCTGCTGGTATGCATTCATCATACCTGCAAGCTCATCATAACACTTGTCGAGATATGGCTGAATTTTCTTTTCGCAGAAACTATCAATCACCTTAACAGTTTCAAGCTCGTCAGCATTTTCATGAATCAACTTCTCGAACGTAACATAGATCGAGTCAGTGTCAGAAGCAATGACGTAATCAACGCCAGTTGTCTTACACAACTTGTTCATGAACAGGTTCATCTTCTTTTCGATCCAACGAATAGAAAGCTGACCAGACATGGTGATAGCTTCAGCATTATTGAAACTGAACCAACGGAAGTATTCGTTAGCGAGCGCACCGTAAGCTGAGTTTAGCTGAATCTTTTTGGCCATCTGCATATTATGATAGCGAGCGATCAACATCTCATCCTCGCGAGAATGAGTTTCCTCATATCGCTTTTTGGCTTCAATCATCAGCTTCTTATACTTGGTGCGGTCATCATACATCGTTTCCATCAAGCGAGGAAGGAAACCTTGCTTGTCTTTACGATAGATGCAACCGTTAGCAGCAATTGCATGTGGACAATTGTGTGTCCATTCGCCATCAAGCAATGTATCGATTGAAATGAAGTTTGGCAAACGAGTTACGAATGTCTCAGGTGAGATATTATACTGCATGATCAAATGAGGATACAAGCTGTTCAAGTCAAACGAAACAACCCACTTACTCAATCCGATCTTTGCTTCCTTCACGTGACCACCAACAAGATTCGTATCCATAGTTTGCTTCTTGAACTGCGGAATAACAATTCGGCTATCAAGAAGATAGTTATGAATGATCACATCCCAAGGACGCACAGTCGTCATGGTGTCGTGATAGTTTACCTTCGCGTCATAGGCGAGCGCCATGACCTGTTCGATGAATTTAAGTTTCTCGTCGAGCCGTTCCACGAGCGCACAGTCGTAGATGTTATACTCGATGAATTTTTGGAAGTTGTTCTTATAAAGCTCCAGCAGTGAACCGTACTCAGAGTAGTCGATTTTTCGTTCACCGATTTCCACGGCTGCGATATAATCAAGTTTATAACTTTCTTGATTACCAAACGAGAATTTGCGGTACAGTTGGTAGTAGTCCAAGACCGCAATGCCAACGGGAGTGTATGTTTGGTTTTTCTTTCCCTTAAACTCAACCTCTTTTTCTTCCAAGATTTTCCACGGTGAGAGTTTCTTTGCTTCCACATCACCCAAGACTCCTTTGATTCGATTCACGAGATAAGGAATGTCAAAGAACTCGATGTTCCAACCAGTGACAATGTCTGGCTTCCAGCTCGGATGATTCCATACCTTCAAAAAATTGGCAAGCAAATTTTCTTCGTTGTCGCACTTTACATAAACAATCTTCTCATCTTCAGTTGTGAAGTCGCCGCAGCCAAGAACAATGCTCTTGCCATTTTTGCGCAAACAAATAGCGGTTACTTCCTTGTCGGCTTTGCCAATATCTGGGAAACCTTCGTCAGCCGCACACTCGATATCGATAGTTACGACTGATACCAGCGAAGGATCATACTGAATCTCTCCCTGGTAATAATCATACATGAATACGTATTGATAATTGTTGAGACCATAGAACTTGAAGTTGTCTACGTCTTTGTATTGTTCGACGAAATCTCGAGCATCGCGAATGCTATCAAACTGCAGCTTGTCAACTCGTTGACCTTCTAGCGTGCGATAAAAGCCATCAGCTTTCGGAACAAAAAGATACGGCGCATACTTCTCAATAAATTCAACAAGCTTACCATCCTCGTATCCACGAACATAAATCTTATCACCCAACTGCTGGACGTGCGTGTAGAACTTCATCATATCTCCAAATGTGAGTGTAGGGTAGTAAGTTAATACTACCCCACAACACTATAAATGTCAAGCAAAAATTTCGAGTGCTTCTTCGAAAAGCTCTTTACGTTCTGCAAGACCAATTGTACCACCATTGATCTTCTTTGTTACTGTTGTAACATCTTGCTTGTCAGCCCAATCGTTGAGATCGTGCTGGTCCCAGAACCAGCCAGCAGACATTGCTGCGCCTTCTGGTGTTCCAAGATATGCAACAGCTGCATCAAGATCCATTTCCATGTCTTCTGCAAATGACTCGTAGTTTGCACGACCAGTCAACTGGATGAGACCACGACCACGGAACTTGTATCCGTCGCCAGAAGTTTCAGGTCCATTACCCATACGACCACCATAAACACGATTGGCAATCTTTTCAGGATTGTGTGCATATGCGTTTGTGTCTACGTTGTGGAAATACTTCGGGAAGATTTGAGCAAGACGCTCTGGCTTGTAGTTTAGATTTTCTTGAGTCTTAGTAAGACCACCTGATTCGTGTCCTACTTGCGCAAGGAACATAGCAATGCGCGCTGATGTGTTAATTTCGAATGTTTCAAATACCTTGTTCAAGGGAGCAACAAATGCATCAACAATGCTTTCGTCAGTATCCTCAAAAAAAGATTCAAGTTGTTCTTTAGTAATAGCCATGATTTATCTCCATGTTGTGGCTGGGATAAAATTATTTAGCGTACTTGTTGAAGATCGATTGCTGAACGACCTGTGGGATGTCATAACGATTCATGCCAAGATCAGCAAGCTCTCTATCAGTCAAACGAGAAAGTTCGTAGACAGCATTGTAGAAGCGGAATGTTTCGGAAACGTATTCGGTGACTTGCTTGAAGAGTGTCATATTTCTTTACCTTATATTGAAATGAGAATAGCTGGACGAGCAGAACCCGTCCAGCCGACATAATCTAAATCTCAATAAAATTATTTCTTGACGATTTTAGTAGTTGTTTCTTCGTCAGTAATATCGATCTTCTTTGGCTTCTTATCTTCTGGGATAATGTGCTCAAGCCAGATCTTCAAAAGACCATTTACCATAGCTGCGTTGTTAACAACAACATTGTCAGCAAGGGTGAATGTGCGAGAGAATGGACGATCCGAAATACCTTTGTGAAGATAATCAGATTGGATACCATCGTCAGTAAGTGTTTCTACAGTAGTATGACCAGCGATCTTCAGCTTGTTATCTTCAAGAGTCAGCTCAATGTCATTCTTGCCAAACCCAGCAACAGCCATCTCAATCACATAGACGTTGTCGTCTGTCTTCTTCAAATTGAAAGGAGGATAGCCAGCAGCAGCTGCAGTATTGGCGAGGTGATTAGCAGTTTCCTGCACTTTGGCCAGGAACTTATCTGAACCGACAAAGAACTTGTCGAACTTTGCGAGATCTGCGAATGTGTGGTCGAATTTATATGATGTCATGTTAGTTCTCCTGTTAAGCGAGAGTTTAAGATTGTGAGACCCATTTGGCATCTCAACATACTATATAGGTTTCGCGAGTGCGAAAACAAGTGCTCAGTGCAACTTTTTTTTGAACGTCTCCTGAGCGACGACGAACAAATCTTGATGACCATTTTCTAGCAAATAGATTGGAGTCAGACCAGCAGCTTGGAATTCCTTCCCAGCTTTAAGCACCTTCAGAAAGCTGTTTTCCTGATCGTCTTTACAAGCCTCAGCGGCTTCCTCAACAACGGACTCTGGGATGATGACGTAGGCTTCAATAGTGGCTGTCATATAAATACTCTCTAGAATATGGAGGATACTATGTTTGGACGACTTCAACTATATATCGTAGCTGGCATTTTTTTGTTTGGAGCTTTGACTGCGATTTACTACAACTGGCGTAAAGGTATCGAGAGAGAAGCTCTCCTTGAATACAATCAAGCGCAATTAGAACAAAACATCAAAGATCAACAAGCTATGCGCGAGAAGCTAGAAGCTATGGACGCAAAGCAGAAAGAGATCGAAACTGCCAATACCAATGACAAGAAAGTGTTCAAAGGTAAGATTGACGAGATCAGCACTGGTATAGATTCAAAAGAAACAGTCGATCGTCCAGCCTCTGATGTTTTGAAGAAAACAGTTTCTAAGCTAAAGGATGTCGTGAAATGAGAATCTTAATCGCTGCCTTCGCTACGCTCGCCTTGGCGGGATGCGCATCAAAACCACCACAAGTAATTACTAAGACTGAGCTGCAAGTTTATGTACCAGATCGTTCCACGTTCTACTGTCAGAATGTTCGCCGTTTCCCCAATCCAGAAACCTTGACTGATGCTCAAGTTGCAAAGTTGCTTGTTGAGTTACATTCAAAGAATACTGAGTGTCAGAAGAACATGAATGCTCTTTACAAGACTCTTGATGAGGCAAAGAAGAAGGCTGATGAGGGTAAGGTAGAAGAGAAGAAGTAATCATACTTCAACAATCTTCGGAGCATACCTCATATAGTCGTCTAGCTCATTCGGATAACCACGAGGATGACAAATCACTCGTGTTTCTCCAATCATGTAATCGAAACGATCGTGTGTGTGCCCATGAATCCAAAGCTTGGGTGGCTTCTTCATTGACAATATCTCTTCATCCATATTGTTAGAGAATGAAGCATTACATGGACCACCGCGATATCTCTCATGAACTGATTGGTACGAAGGCGTGTGATGCGAAACGATAATGTCAGCGCCACTGTTCAATAGAAAGAACTTGTGCGCTTGATGCGTTTCCATCATACGATGATGCGTCAAATCTTTGATGTAACGAGAATCAATAAGACCGTTAACATACATCACCCAATCGAGTGGATTGGACAAATCAGTCCACAGCGTAGCGCCAGCGATTTTTAATCCATTGACCTCAAGTATCTTTGTGCCATAGAGAGCATCAGTGAAATAACCACGATAGTAATCGTGATTACCATTGATAGCAAACATGTGGTCAGCATGCTTCTGCACCCAACGATGACGAGAGTTATCGTCTTCACAAATATCTCCAGCACAAATGTAATAGACATCTTCCTCGGGAGTAAAATCCCAAGAAAGGTTATCACGCATGTGGAGGTCCGACATTATCCCGATTTTCATCGTCTAATCTTTCCCAATCGCCATCATTAGAGTCTTTTCCCATTTCATCATAAGCATGTTTATCACAGAATGGATGATCACCAGCGAACTGTGTATATCGCATCCATGTAGCTGGTTCGTCGCAAAGTACACATTGGATATTAACGATCATCATATATCTCCAAAGTTGGCTCGGGGTGATGGGCTCGAACCACCAACACACAGATTCAAAGTCTGTAGTTCTACCAATTGAACTAACCCCGATCAATT